CTGAGGCACAAGCACCACAAGAAAACGCGACTTCAAAACGCTACCTAGAAAAATTCACCACAAACCTCGAAAATCAAAAGACTGATTACTGCAAAGTAAAAGAAATTTGTGTATTCGGCAAAAGAAACATATGAAAAACCTCATGTCGGGAGGGAAAAACATATGTGGAATTAGATAAAATTATACAGCTTCCATCTCTGTATAAAGTCTTAATTTGAACTGTTATCCGTCGTCTACTCCTGCTTACAAAAGCGCTTAGAGTTAATATACTTAGGACTTAAGAGGACTGTGAGGAACGCCACTTCCAGCACCTAACTCAACAATTCAAATCGTTATTTTATTTTCAAAATTATTAACAAACACACATCAATAATATAATCACCCGTCGTTTATCCTCTACTAAAAAGCGCTTAGGATTAATATACTTAGGGTCTAAGAGGACTGTGAGGAACGCAACTTCCAGCACCTAACTCAATAAACTTGATGTGGGATTTAGATAAGAACAAGAGACATCCATCTTCTCTCATAATAAAATACGATCTAGCAAATGCTAGATCGTCGCACCACCCCAAGCATTAAAACCCAATACTGAAACAAACATACCAACATTAAAATCTTCACCTACAGCTCTTAAAAACTGTGGGTTATCAGGATATGCGGCATTAGTTTGACAACAATACTGGGTGCGAGGAGTAGTTGCAGCAGTGGTCTGATAAGTAGGAACTGTACCAGATGCTTCAGTGTTCAAGGCATCAGCTATAGCCCAACCAGGAAAACGATTATACATTGGAAACTCTACTTCAGTTCTAGACAAAGTATTGTCAAAAACAGCAATAGGAGCACCATTGCTATAAACGTTTGGAGTTATGCCTGAATAATTCCAATTTGTTATAGCTGTAATAACAGAACTATTAGAATTAATTGGAATATTTAAGGAAACATGCGTTATGTTATCACCAGCCACGTTTAAAACCTTGATACGAACAGAACCTCTAGCCATAGCAAAACAAGAAGTTATAATACTATAAATATCAGGTTTAAGCGACGTGGTGGCCAAAACATTACTAACTGGCAATAATCCAACCGAAGTTGAAAATGGAAAAGCATAAACAGCAGCTGTTACAGTACCAGGTGTTCTAACATAAATAGGGTTATGTCTCTTTAACAAACTCCTTAATGAGAGAACCCTTTCACCAATACACAACTTAGCCGGTGCCAAATTTTGCTCAACTTTTGCATTTCCAATAACAGTGGAAAATATTTCACAAACGTTTTCGTTGCCAATTTGAGGTGTTATAACGATAACTGGCTCATCAACAAAAGCTTTAGGGTAAGCCAATTCAAAGTCTGGACCAGCTGCAGCCTCAACCAACATAGTCACAGTGGTTGACACTGTACCAGGAGCAACCAATGGGTTTAAAACAAAAACATGCACAACTCCTGCAACTCTACCATTTCCAAAAGTTGGCAAATACTGTTCAATACTTGCATAAGGAATGGTAACAGTAAATTCATTGCCATACCTTATATCAATAATTTCTCTATGCAAATAAGAACTACTTGCTATAGTGGGAGCAACATAAGGAACACCCATGTCAGTATTGTAAGGTAAGAAACAAACTAATAATCTACCAGTGTGAAACTCCGTCTTTACAAACTTATAGGTTAATCTTATTGAGCCCCTCCACATATTAAAGAAATTTGATGTAAAGGCCATTGGAGAAGGGAAATATATAGTTGTTCCTCCATATAAAGAAGAAACAACATAATCACTTGGGCAAACATTTGTAAAAGTTAAAACTGTACCCTCGGCTTGTGCGGTAGTCCATGATACAGACTGAAACCATGCTGGTATGGTAGCCAAATATCCAATAGCCAATTCATCAACATCTGTAGTTGAAAAAGAAGGCATATCTTCAATTGCATTACTATCCATAACAGCTAACTTGGTACTATTATCAGGAACGTCCGCATTGGTGAAACGTGGAACTACATAACGTGTAACCATCATAGTTTTATCAGAGTTGTGTGGCTTCGAAAAACCAAAAATAGATGCAACCTGCGCAGCTATATCAGCAGCCCAGCTAACAGGTCCAGCTATGCTACTAAGTATAGGGACACCTGATAACACTTGAGCCGCTGTGGAAACTTTAGCCAACGCACCCGAAATAGGAGCCATTC